ATAATAATAATAATAATAATAATGAATATTCAAATAGTGCAAAGGATAATATTATAGATAAAAGTTCTCTTGTTGATAAATACATGTCTATTATAAATAAAAAATATGTTAGAAATGTTGAAGAGGAAGATATAGAAATATGTAAAAATTGTAAAAATCAAATGACATGCTTACAACATGATGCTATAATTATTTGCGATAAATGCGGTTATCAAGAATTACTTCTTGTTGAGCAAAACAGACCAATATTAAAACAGAATACAAAGGATACTTCGCATTTTAGTTATAAGCGTATTAATCATTTTAGAGAATGGTGTAATCAAGTGCAAGGTAAAGAAAGCACAGATATTCCAGATGAAATATTTGAAAAGATTTTAACCGAAATAAAGAAAGAAAAGATTGTTGATACTAAAACAATTACTTATAATAAAATGAGAGATATACTCAAACGTCTACGAATAAATAAATATTATGAACATATAAATTATATTATTAATAGAATTAATGGAATACCTACACCGCAATTCAGTCAAGAACTTGAAGATAAATTATGTAACATGTTTAGAAATATTCAAGCGCCATTTTTGAAGCATTGTCCAAAAGATAGAAAAAACTTTTTATCATATAGTTATGTATTGTATAAATTTTTCCAAATATTAGGTTTTCATGAATATCTTAAATACTTCCCTCTATTAAAAAGTAGGGAGAAACTATATGTTCAAGACCAGATATGGAAAAAAATATGCTTAGAACTTAATTACGAAATAATACCATCGTTGTAATAGTAATTAATGATTACTTACTAAAATCCATTAGGGAAGCCAACCATTCTAAAACCGGCGCCTAAACCGACGCCTTGTCTTGCTCCAGATGAAACAGTTGGAGATAATAAGTCAAGAACAGAGAAAGTGCAAGCTGCGGTTAAAGCAAGCATCCATATTTCACTCCAATCTAACTTATTGTTAGGTAATATTAGTGCTACAAAAGCAACTATAAGACCTTCAAATGCATATTTAAGAAGTCGAACGACAACATCCCAAAAATCTACAGAATATTCCATTTGTTATACTAATTATACTATTATATACTATTATAATAATATAAAATATTTTTGTAAATTGTTAAAGTATTTTTTATAAATACAGAGCAATCATCTTTCAAATATGCTATACAATTATAATAAAAAATATATAAGATTTATAATATATTATATTATTAGAAAAGATATTGAAATGTCAGAAGTAGAAAACACTAATACTAGCGTAACTAATGTAACTAGCGTAACTAGCGTAACTAGCGTAACTAGCGTAAAAGAAATGGATTATCTTGACGAAGATAAACCTATTAGAGGACAGAACTATGTTCTTCTTTCTTTTTTAAGCCCTGAAGATGTTTTAGTAAATAAGGAAGCATATATGTTTAATCAGTTTATTACTAAGTTTAGTAATGATATGACAACTCTTTTGGATGGTATTCAGTCAAAATATAGCGATTCAAAAGACTTTGTAGATTCTATTAAAGAGAATAATTCATATATTTTTAATCCTAAAGATATGAGCGAACAATATGCATTCTATAAATCTATTAATAATCATGACCTAGAATCATCATTCCATCGAGATAACAATTTTATGACATCGATTAGAGGTATCAAAGTCAGAGGTGTTTTTGATTCTCTAGAAGAAGCAAAAAATCGAAGTGAATTTATCAAGAGAATTGATGACAAATTTAATATTTATATTGCGCAAGTTGGGTGCTGGTGTCCTTGGTCGCCTAACCCAGAATCTTTAGAAAATCAAGAATATGCGGAAACACAACTAAATACTTTGATGAAAGAATATAAGAAGAATATGAATGATAAAGATGTGGTTTTTGAAAATAGAAAGACCACACTATTTAATAATAATAAGGATACTGAAACAATTGTTGACGAAGTTCCTCCTCCGTCAGACCCATCTGTAGACCCATCAATCGCACCTGAATCAATCGAAATGTCAGAAATTAAGCAAAGTATTGAACAGGTTGATACTTGGAGTGCTCAAAAACTTGGTATTCAATAATTTCTATAACATATAATTTCTATAATTTTTCTTATTTCTTAATATTAAGAAATGAAAGCAATCGCAATATTTTTACTATTTATAGGGTCAATATTGATTATTCAAGGATATTACGCAAATAAATCTGTATGTAAAAAAGACAAGGTTATTGTTAAATATATACCTAGAAGTATTTATGAAGAACAGTTAAAACCGGAAGAAAGTCTTCAATCATTTTATAAAAGTATGTTTGAGGACATTTTATTACATTAATGTTTTATTTATATCCTTAATATTAGTAAATGGAGATATTAAAAGATATTGAAAAAAACATTCTAAATATTAATATATTTGACAATTTTAATAATAAAAATAAGGACCCTTTAAATAACGCTAATATGCAAAAATTAGATGCAATTAAAAAACAGATTAACGAATATTTTAAAAATAAAGATAATGAAAAAAATATAATACTGCAAAAGAAATTAAAATATGATGATGATTATAAGTTTGCAAGGGAAATAAATAATAATAATTATAATTTATTTTTAGAAAAAAAAGCGGAACTATATAATATTTTTAAAAAAACTAAAACATTAGCATCATTATATGATTATTTAGATTGTAAATATACAGTTTTAAATGAAGTCCCAGATATATATACATATGAATATATAAACTTGAATGAACGCGTAATTACCCCTCCATCTAATAGCAAAGTTGATACAAATGTATGTCCTGCAGGTAAAATTTTAAATCCAAAAACTAAAAAATGCGTAAAAGACCCTGCAAAAAAAGTTAAAAAAGTTAAAGAAGTTAAAGAAGTTAAAGAAGTTAAAGAAGTTAAAGAAGTTAAAAAAGTTAAAAAAGTTAAAGAAGTTAAAGAAGTTAAAGAAGTTAAAGAAGTTAAAGCAAAAAAAGTTGTAGCAATAGATAAAGACAAAGAAAAAGAATGTCCAGATGGCAAAATATTAAATAAAAAAACAAATAGATGTATCAAAGATGTTAATTATAAACCGAAATGAAAAATATAAAATAGATAATTAAATAGGAGATATTAATGGTTAAAGATATTAAAGATATCAAAGATAATAAAATATTTAAAATAAATTGGTTTAGTTTTGTGTTTGCGTTTATATTAGGAATTATATATGTATATATTTCATCGCCACCAATTAGAAGTGTTATTAAATACCCGACGCCTTATAATGCAAATAAAATAGTATATATGAACCATAATAAGCAATGCTATAAATATAATGTAGAAGAGGTTAAGTGTAATGAAGCATCAGTTACACAACCTATAATTTAATAATATTCTTATTTTTTTAAATTTTTATAGATTAGAATAGATAGGATAGATATACACTAATGAGTAAAAAAGGAACAGCAAAAGAAATTACGGGGTTAAGAGTTACTATTGACAGATTGTTTTATGATAACACCGGACAAATAATTGTAAGTGCATTATTTGGTCTTGCATTAGCATTATTATTTAGACGTATATGCAAGGATAACTGCGTATTATATTCAGCGCCAGATATTAAAGAAATAGAAGAAAATATATTTAATCTTGAAGATACATGTTATAAGTATAAATCTTACGCAGTTAAATGTAATGCTAAGGATAAACCATTCGAACCGTATGATATTAATAAAACACCTGATAATATAATAAGTATTCCGGGGTTTTTTGAAAAAATATTTTCTTCTATTTAACATTATATAAGTTTAATGCAAAAACATTAAAGATATCAGTTGCGTTTGTTTCGTTCTTTGGCGTTCTGAGAGACACACTTTTCTAGATGGTAATAGAGTTTGCACCATGCACATTTTGCGCTCGTCTGGACGGACCTTGTATTGTTACAAGAGCAACATAAAGTAGGTGAACTCGATGGCGATGCTGACGCTGACATGCTAGGTATGGAAGAATTACGTTGTTGTTTAGGAGGTGACGGTACATCTTCAATTGTAAATTTAATATTTGTTAATCTAGGTGGTTTAGGTTTAGGAGGTGAGGGTACATCTTCAATTGTAAATTTAATATTTGTTAGTCTAGGTGGTTTAGGTTTAGGAGGTGAGGGTACATCTTCAATTGTAAATTTAATATTTGTTAGTCTAGGTGGTTTAGGAGGGGAACTACGTGATGGTTTAGGGGGGGAACTACGTGATGGTTTAGGGGGGGAACTACGTGTATCAATTATTTTGTTTTTAATCTTCTTTCGCATTATTGGTTGAGGTGAAAGTTCTGCTGTTGTAAATCCTCTTTTTTTTTTA